TAAATGTTTTAATCATTAACTTAATCCTTTTTTTCTTTTAATCTTGCATAAAGGTTAAATCCTTTAGGAAGCTCAATCACTTTTGCAATAAATAATTCTTTAATCTGCTCTAAAGTTAAATCAGATTCAGTAAAGTAAGGAGTATTGAGTTCGTCTGTTTCACCCAAATCATTGCTTATAAATATTTTATGTGATGCAATTGGTAACATTCTTTGAACACCACCAACTAACACTATTTGATTTATACCGCCTGTTATTGTTAGAGTTGAACCTCCTACAATTCTATTATTATAACCAAGCCTTTTAATAGGTTCGGTTATGTTAAACCTTACTTCGTTTTCAATATTATCAAGTTTCTTAGCCATTTTACAACCTTTTATTTATTGTTTTCTTGTTGCGTATATTCTTAATTTTGCTGTTTGGTCTTTTCTGCCTGCTGTTACTGACTGAAATTTAACAAAATAATAAGGATATTTCGAATAAGCAGTTGATGCTGTTGCATAAGGCTTTACTTTTATCCTCTGGTAAGTTTCAGTTGTGTTGTCTGTCGCTATTGTACACGCCAGCACTGTATCAGCTACTAATCCGCTATAACTTCCAAGCAATCTTATTGTAACTTTTGGAGATCCATTTACACTTGATAACAGTAAACCACAATATAATGTGTCGGTTATCTCGCCAAGTTCCGCTAATGTGAATGGAGCGGATACAAGATATTTTGCAGAGTCCAAAGATGCTGTAAATAACACAAGTTTTGCATTTGGAGTTGAAATAATGGTTTTTGCATTACCTGTATTTGTTCCGTCCTTATCCCAAGTTTGAGCGTTAACAGAAGTTAACATAACAAACATAAATATTAAGCTTAAGATTATATTTTTCATTTTTATATTTCCTATTTTTAATTGTTGAAATAAGGGAGTAGTTAGCTCCCTATAATTTATAATGATTGAAATTGAATAAGTTTAATTAACTTATCGTTTGGAACTGTTTTAAGCCAATTCGAGCCAGTTCTCAATTGTGCATTTGTTGGATTGGTTGTCGTAACATTCCACTGAACGCCAGGCACTGCAACTAATACTGAATATCTGAAATAGATATTGTCAATACCACCAGAATTTTTAGCGTTTCTTTCTAATTCTACTCTGATACCACCAACATCAAAAACATTTGCATTTGATAATTGAGGTTTTACCATTGAGTAAGGTCTGTATTTAAATTGAACCGCACCCTTTTTGCCGATGTAAGACAGATAACTTGAATCAGCACCAACAGCCAACTCATCATCTTGCAAAGGTCTTAATCCTGCAAAGCTTGTAATTTGCCCTGTTTTTGCACCATCCCGATTGTAATTATCATAAGTCTGAACAAATGATTGAGCCGCATCTGTGTAAACTTTTGAGTTCATCACAATTGTATCAAGTTCATTTTGGAAATCACCACAAACATACTGTTTAGCTTTCATAATATCAACAATGTTGATAGTAGATGTAATTCCACCTTGTATATGTGTTGACATTGAACTCGCTCCAAAAATACCTGTTATAGTATCATTGATATGGTCATTCAAACATCTTGTCATAAGCGGGGTTATGATAGAAACCGCTTCTTCAACTCCACCTCTGTTCCAGCCTGTAATTAGATTTATTATCTGTTCTTCACCAAATGCAATTTCTCTATTAAGCCAAACACTACCAGTTTTTGTTACACCAACTTTGTTTATTGTTGCATCACTGCCCGAAGTTATCGGAGTGCTTGCTTCAGTCGGCATTGAATAAATAGGCACACTTCCAAAATCTCCAGAATTTGGTTGTATCATATTTGAATCCATTGCAAAACCGTTTACTAAATTAGTAGTTTCAACTAATTCAGATTGTAATACTTTTGAAAATAATTCATCTGTAAACATTCCTGCTACATCTGTTATTGTTCCTGCTGCCATTTTTTCACCTTTTTATTTTATTGTGTTGTAATTTGTTAAATCTTTCAGGGTCTTTTTTTAACAATTCCCTTTTCTGTTCATCTGTTAGTATTTCCCAAGTCGCATTTGTTGGAATTAATACTAATTGCCCTGATTTTCTTTGGTCAGGACTAAAGTTTTCTTTTGTATTAAGCTTTACATATTCTCTTAAATCAGCAACATTTAATTTAGTTGCTATAAGTTTATGTTCTTCACTTAATGCGTTTAATAGCTCTGTTTTTGTTGCTGTTTCAATATCATTTACCATTTTTTCAAGTGTTTCAGCTTTCTCTTTGTAAGGTTTCAATTCTTCAAGTTCTTTTTGGTATTTTTCAGCAATTTCCTTAAATTTGCCTTGCTCTAATAGTTCGGCATTTTTAACCTGTTCAATTTGTTCTTTAAGATTTTTCCTATCCTGTGCAATTTCAAGATTGGCTTTTCTTACGCTTTCAATAGTTTTTTGCATTTCAAGAAGTTCACCCTCTAATTGTTCAACGGTTTTAGCTCCACTATTTCCGCCCTGACCTCCGTCAGCTTCATAAAATCTTTTCATTTTGGTATCCACCATAAGTTAATAAAATAAACTTACTCTGTAAGCTTAATTAAATGTACTGAATTAAATTAAAAAAGTAAATAGTATTTACAACTTTATTAAAATATTTATTTTCTCATTTGATAGTTTGGATAAGTTTTCTTTTAATCCTTGTATAATTATTTTCTTTATCTCTAAGATATTCTTATCATTAAGCCCTACAAGTTGCCTTCCAAGTCCTGCTCTTGCATTACCTTGTATTTTATCCGTATGTGTTGCATCAAAACCCATTGTTAAAGAACCGTTATCCTTACTCATTTCTTTAAAACTTTCTAATGTTGCACCTGTAAGTTCCATATTGACTACGCTTGTATCACTATTTTTAACCCTCCAACCGCTCCCATAAGTTTTGGATTTAAGCATTTTATTTTTATTCGTATATACAAACCCTTCATCTCTTTTGTTTTTGCCTAACTTTGTTGCCGTAATTCTTTTACTATTCTTGCCTCTCCCTTTGTCGTATGTTTTGCGTTTAAACCTATTTCCCTTTAATTCTGCATATTGTTTATTATAATACGCCTTATCCGGAACACCTGTAGAATTTTGGAATATGCCTTTTCTTGCATCATCTCTTACAAGAAACACAATCTTTCTTGAAACTTTTTTCCAGCGTTCGGGAGTGAATTTTAATAAGTTAGTGCTTAATATGTGAAAAGCTAAAATGTTCATTCTTCATCTTCTTGTATTTCTATAAATTCACCTCTGCAATTAAACCCACCTAAATTTAGCATATCGTATTTTACAAAGCCTTTATCTTTACTCATTTTATATTTTCCTAATATTCCACTGTCTATTTCATCCATTGTAAAGCCTTCGGGATGCCTTGTATTTACTTGTATTGCGTGAATACATTGCTTTCTTGTATGATTATCCAAAGTATGATGAAGTTTAAATCTTGCGTTTGGTTCGTCATCAAACATAGTTTTATACGCACTTGCATTATACTGTCTATATCCAGTATTTACCATTACATCAAACCAATTAGCCTTAAATGTAACTTTGCTTTGCATTTGTGGTAATAAATTATTTCTTATTTCTGTTAAGTTAGTGCCTGTAAGTAAGCCTTTCAGTAATTGCCCTTTCATTTCAGACGAGAACATTTGACCAGACCGCATTATGCTTTCGCCGTCAATATCTCTTAATAGTTCCAATTGTGCAATATTAAAGGTAGATACCTTTAAACCCGTCTCTGTTCCAAGCTTGATTATATCTGATACTTTCATATCATACTTATCAAGATAAGATTGAACGCTTTGCATATAGCCGTTATTATTAAGTTCCTCAAAGAAATCAATTTCATTAACTAAGCTTATGAGTTCCGTTCTACTGATTGAACCTGATAAGAGTTTATCAATATCCTTATACATTCTTGCTTCAATGCCTTGCAAGTCATTCAAAAAGAATTCTACAGGGTTCATTTCTTAACCTTATGATGCAATAAATAATAAATGTGCATTAAATACATATTATTTCCCTATAAGTGATTGTAGTTTACTTTTAGTTTCAGGTTTAATTTCTGATGTTAATCCTAATTCCTTTTGTCTATCTTTTCTAATTTTGTAATACTCTATTGCTTCGGCTTCAGTTTTACCTTGTTCCATAATGAAATCAATTTCATCTTTTATGTTATACTTTTTATCAAATTCATCTTTCATTATTTTATCTTGCACGCTTACTTTATCAGATTCTTTGCTAAATTCAACAATAATTTTTCCTTCAGGTATTTTATTTGTTGGATTATGATAGTTCCAAATGGTTCTTATTTTGTTTAGCAGTGCAACTTCAAAATAATACAAGTAGGTCTTATCTATTTGCCTTTGTTCCTCTAATTCAAGTTCATCAATAACCTTAGAAGCTCCGCTTTGTGCTTTTGTTTCTTTACTACTTGACGAGGCTGGAAGCCCTTTTGAATTATACAAATCACTTAATCTTTTTTCTAAGTTGTTTTGGATTCCATTCCAATCAATGTTAGGAACAACAAACTCTAAAGCAGGGCTTACCAGGTCATTGCTTTTAACATTATCAACTTTTATTACTGTATCGCAACTTAACACTTGCCCATCTGTCATACTTAGATTAGTTGCAATCGGTACACCAAACATCTGAAACGCTTCTTGTTTATCTCCAATTGTTATTTTTATGTCGTGTTCAATTTGAGTTAAATACCCGCTCCAGTCAGGCTCGCCCCAGAAATCCAAGCCCTCAAAGAATCTTAAAACCTCAAAAGGTAGTATTTTATAAGGGTTTAATCCGTTTGTTATCCCTAAATATTCAATAACATTCTTTTCAGCATCGGTCAATTTATATTCATCTTTGCTCCATTGTTCATAGTAAATACTATTAATTTCGGGGTCGTATTTCTGTAAACCTATTTCTTTAATACTCATTATATCCTTTTCAGGTTCACAATCAAACATATCAGGCGTTAATATATCAAGTTCAAGTTTGTTGTTTCTCCATCGTGGATGAACAACTGAAAGACCAAACCATTTAGCTTTCTTATATGCTTCATTCATTTTTAAATCGATTTTCATATCGTGGATAACTTCATCAAGTTTATTCTTTTCATCTCCCTCAATACTTCTTTTCACTTCTTTTGCATATATACCAGAAACTTGCCTATTAAGATATTTTGTAACAATATCAAGATGTTTAATTCTTAACTTCTCAATAGTTTTAGCAGAAAATAGCTTGTTAAGAATATCAGAAATAATTATGCTTTGTATTTCGTCATAATCGTTATCGTAAATCGCTCTAAAGTTTCTATAATTAGTTATTGCAGTAATTCTGCTATCCGTTAGTGTGTTGTTTGTCAGTGTTGTTATTAAGTTATCATTCATTTTATCTTCCGTTTGTTATTGATATTTTTGGGAGTCCGGTTATTGGAAATAATCGTTCAATCATATATCCTAAGTTATCTGCATTATGGGTTCTTTCAGGATTACTTGAATCTATTATTTCACTATTTTGTTTATATGTAACTTGCTCAAAATCCTTTATCAAATCCTCACAACCTTCACTATTTATTATAATACCTATTTTGTTTTGACTATTAGCGAGTTTGCAGTTAACCGCATTTACTCTATCTTGTATTGCAGGATTAGAAACTCCAACTTCAAATACAGCATTTAGGAACGCCTGTTTTATTATTTCCCAATTAGACTGATTAGAATCTGAATGTCTTTGCCTCCCCGTTGCATCTCCAAAAATCATAAGTGAACCGTTATAACTTACGCTTTTTAAGTAATCTTTAATTATATTACACTGCATTTGAGTATTGCAGTTCTTTGTATTTATAGCTTTTATTACTTCAACAACTTGCTTTTGCTCATAATCAAATAATCCACTTCTTACAAAGCATAACGAAGTGGTCATTGGATTTATGTTAAAATCAAAACTTAGTTTAAGCCCATCTTTTGGCATTGTTAACTTTTTGCAAAACTTATCTCTATTGAAATTATAATAAACTAACCCAGATGTTATATTGACAAATTCCCCTTCTATGTATTGCTTAACCAGTTGTTCATCAAATTGGGCTTGCATATTTTCAATATAACTTTGTGGCAAGAAATGATTATTATAAGTTTTAGCTTGTATTCTTTTTATAGTTTTGTTTGAATATAGGTTATAAGTGTGCCGAAAACCCTCTGGAGTTGTTACAAGTGCAACCGTTCCATATTCAGCTTGTCTTGTTCTTGAAATACACTCTTTCCATATATCTTTTTGTTTTTGTATAGATGTACATTTATCAAATTCATCAATAATTACATCTGTTAAGTTTTTACCTGTTAACGAATTAGGGTTATCATAACTTCTTAACATTGCTTTAAAGTAAGTTCCGTTAACTTTTATGATATAATATCCAGCTTGTACTTTATACGAATGCGGTATATTATAACTATCAAAGAACTTATTTAATGTTTCAAGTAAAATATCTCTTATCATTTCCTTTGTGGGTTCAATAATCATTATATTTGTAGCCATACCTTGATTTTTAGCACGCCAGAATATAAGATTTAACCACCTTAACGGAATAGATGCAGTTTTCCCCGAACCAAAACCCCCGATTATTGCAGGATGTATATGATCATCAGGATTACAGAAAGCAAAATCATATTGTGCTTCCAGTGTGTTATTTCTATTTACTTCTATTTCCATTTATCAATATTTAATTTAGTATCTTCTTCAATTGCTGTTTCTGGGTTGTCGCTCATACCTAAATGCTGTTTTGAGAGCCATATTGTTAACGATGTATTCTTGTCTTTCAGCCCTTGAAACATTGCCCTTCTTATTGCTATTTTGCCGTGAGACGCCTTTTGTTTATAATAATCCGAAAATCTAACTTTCTTTACTTCCTTTACTCTATTCTCGATTGTATCTTCACTGCAACCGAAAAAACCAGCTATTTCGTTAAGCGTGCAATGTATGGTACAAAGATAATCAAACTCTTGCCAGTCTATCAATATTTTAGGCTTTGTCTTGCCTTTGATTGTTTTAGGCGTGTTAGGTTTAACTTTGATATTATTTTTCTTGCGTGGCATAAATCACTTTATTTTTAATTAAATGTACGGAATTTATTATAAAAAGTAAATAATATTAACTTATTGGGTTGGATAATAAAAAATCCTGCTTTATGCAGGACTTTGGAATTACTGAAAAGATGGCAGGCTTCTATTAAATCTACTGCCATCTTTTGGCATTCTCGAACCATTGCCAGTTGGTGGCTTTGAGTTCGATGAACTTCTTGAACTTCCGCCATTAGTTGCCATTGCTACTCCTTTATTTGTGTATATAATTTTTCATAACCTTCTTTATTATATATTAACATTTTTTCGCCTTTGTCTGATAACAATTCGCTATCATTTATTATTGGGTGAGAAAAGCATAATAAATTAGAAATTGACATATTCGTATCTTTATTCCATAAATATTCCAATATGTATCTATAATTAGCTTTTGGCTTTAATTTTATTTTACTTTCTTGCCTTCTATGAACATCAAGTAAATAGGCTAATGACATTACTTCTATTTTTGGTAGTCTATTTGAAAAATAATTTACATAGCTTTCTTTATAAATTATATCTGGTTTATATTTTTCGCATTCTCTTACAAAATCCGTATGGATGGGGAATGTTTTTCTATACACTTCTTTATATACATCAAACAGCTTTGAATCGTTTTTTGGGAAGTAGTAAGTATCAAATCCTTGTTTTTCTGCTATTTCTGAATACTCAATTACTGTTGATTTATATTTTTTTAATCTACCTGCTTCAATTACTTCTTTTGTTATATTACTTTTTGGGTTTATTTTGTTTATTTGCTTATAATTAAAATGCAGAGCTTCCAGCCAAATTCTGCTTGAATACGGTTTTATTCTTTTTAATAGTTTTTTATATTCAGTTTTATTTAACCATTCCTCACATACTGGATTTATACCAACTATTACAATATGCCCTAATTTATTTAATTGCTTTATAAACTCTATTCTTTCTGTGATATTTGGAGCGTTCGGTTCTATTTCTTTACATTTTTCATCATTATTAAAAGTTATACTTACATAAAAAATACTTTTTTCTTTAATGCATTGCTTAATTATATCAATTGCACCTTCACCGCCTTTTGTTTGGATGCTCACTTGTATTTTATTTCTTTGTAACACTTCAAGAAGTGATTCACTATATTTTATATTTGATTTTGCGAATGGGTCGGTTCGGTTTGATAACAAAACTGGA